ATGCAGGTAAGAAATCTACCATTCTTACAGCAACAAACCCTAATATTACACCTGTAAAGAATTCTAATAATTTTGCCCACAGACTCTTAACTTGTTTAGGTACCAATTTACCTACATTTGGTCCACCCTTCTTCTTTTTCTTCTCTAAATCTTCCTCTGCAGCAGCATCATCTGCTTTCTCTTCTGATTTTCTTTGTTGTTCTAATTGTTTTTGCTGTAAAGTATAAGACCCCTTAAGAAGAGTATCAACTGCTATAACACTAGTTTTAATCTTTAATAAAGTTCCTTCTATATTTCCTGCTCCACCTTCTCCTCCACCACCTGCAGCAGGAGTTTTCCCAATAGACTCTGTAGACCTAGCAAGAGGCATTGGTGNCATCTTTGCCTTAACAATTGCTCCACCCTTTTCTCCACCACCTTCTTCTCCACCCATGACTTTCTGAGCCGTTGCTCTTCTAGCATCAGTAGTCTTTTTTCTATTAAGTAGTTTATCAGAAGCAATTTTTTTTGCCTTACCTTTAACGGCACCTGCTGCTGCTTTTCCTAATGCTGCCCACATATTATTATACCGTTATCCCTAACACAGCAATCTTACTTGCTGATACCTTTTTAGCAGGATCTATAAGAGGAAGCATCTTACCACCACCAACACCTGCCATATTTTGACCTCCTCCTGCTCCTTTACCGCTAATTACTTCTACCCCACCTTTATCTGAAGATTTTGCAGGTGGTTTAATAGCATCCCCTGCTGGAGGTTTAGCAGATTTCATTAAAGGACTTCCTTTCGGAATATCTGCAACTGTAATACCAATTACTTTATCTTCATCACCTCCACCCATCATCTCACTCAACTTATCCTTTGCACCACCAACTAAATTACCTATACCCTTTGCCATTTGTGCTAATGGATGTTTCATTGCTAAATTTTTAGCACCACCCAATATACCTTTACCCATATTAGCATTCATCTTCATAAGATTCTGAACACCAATCTTTGCCGTAGATGCTTTATTCATCACAAACTCACCAGGAGTTAGCATAGCAGGAACAGTATCTTCATTACCACTTCCAGGAACATTACCTCCATCATTCATAGTCATTATATTAGATATAGACTCAACTAAACCACCAGCAGCAAAGTTTTGAACATTATTACCAAAGGAACTTTTCTTGTTAGGGTTACTAGTATCAATTTGAGAAGCTACCTCAGCCATATCATAGGCATCTGTACCTGGAGTATATTGATTTATCTCTCTCTGCAAATCATCACCTTGCTTGTTTGCTATCTCTTTGAATTGTGCTCCAGTCATATCACTAAATCCAAACTCCTTCCCTTTCTCTTTCAACGCCTTTGCAAACTTAGGATCACTAGCCATCTCTCCTATCATTCTTGCTTTATCACCTGCAAATTTACCCATATCAATATTCTGACCATCCCTAGTCATCGTCAAACCTAACGGAAGTTTTGCATTGTTTTCTGCATTAAGTTCCTCTTGAGTTTGCACTTTAAATCCACTCTCAAAATCACCTGTAAGACCTGCTGTAGTATTAGTAATTCCAAAGAATTGCTTCATCTGCGTCTGTTGCATATTCGCTAATATTTTGAAATCCTCTCTTTCATTTGCAACCTTACCAACAGGACCACCACCCGAATAACCAGCTCTTCCACCCTTCATTGTTGGTTTATTTGTACCACCAGCAGCAGCATTCATACCTGCAAGAGTATCTACACCATATGCCTGTACTGCACCCTTACTTANAACAAACTCACCNTCNGTNAGCATNGCAGGAACTTTATCNNCTCCTTTCTCACCTNNTANNTNNCCACCNTCNNTNGATTCTACAGGACCACCCTCTTTCATTCCTTGAGGTTGNTCAACNTTCTNTANNTCTTTNTGNGANTTATCCACATCTCCAAGTTCTGCAGGTTGAGGAGATTTTTCAGGATCCCCTGTCTCTGGAGCATCACCACCAAGTTTCTTTGCATCATCTTCTATATTTTTTCCTAAATCTGCTCCTGTCTTTTCAGCATCCTTATTAACATTCTTTAATTCTTTATCAACACCCTTTCCAAATGAAAAAATAGATTTTACTATATTGATAATTTTAGGAATACCCCATGCCAATAACGCAATTGTCCCTATAATCATTCCTCCAGGACCTAATAAGGCTGGAACAAATGCCATAATACTTGCTAATAAAACTGGCCACCAATCTTTAAGGAATTTAAATAAAGAACTAACTTTATCTTTGTTTGCAGGATCAGTAAACCACTCAAACAAACTCATAACAGCTTTTCCTAAAAGAACTCCTACTATGAAGTCCATCAATTTAGTCCATAATCCTTTTACAGGTGCAAGTATTTTCTCTCCTACCTTCTTTGCACCACCCATTATCTTACCACCAGCCTCTAAGGCTTTCTCCTTCATTCCTCTTTTCTTCTTCTGCTGTTCTTCCTTTTGCTCTGAAACCTGCTCTTGACTAACTTTTTGTTGATCTATTAAAGTTTGTCTAATCGAATCAATACTACCAGCAATAGAATTAATAACACCCATTACACCATCTAAAGGAGATGTAGGTTGTTCTGATGATTGAGATACATCCTCTACTGTTTTTGATACTCTGTCTTTTTCTTGCTTATCACCTAACTTAAATCTTCTTTTTCTTTCTTCATTACTTAAATACTCTCCTTTTTCATCTTCACCCATCACTCTTGATTTATATCCAGCATCAAATGGAGTTCCTTTTGCTAAATCTTTAGCACTTATCTTTCTCTTTTTAGCCTTAATTGGCGGTCTCTTTTTCCTTGGTTTCTTCTTCTTTGCTGCTGGTTTCTTTTTCTTTGGTTTTGTCTTTGATGGATCAATCTTAGTGGAAACTCCCGATGAACCTGAAATACCATCAAGACCATCTAATCCACCAACACCTGAAGCACCATCAGCACCATCAGCACCACCAATACCATCCTCTGCACGTATATCACCTAAAACATCATCTAAACCTTCAGGTATCTCATCCTCAACACCTAATTCTTCTGCTACATCTACTACTTTTTCTGCTGCCTGTTCTACCTCTTCTGCTACCTGTTCTAACTCTTCTGCTGCTTGTGCTGCTGCCTCTTCTGCTGCTTGTGCTGCTGCTTGTTCTGCTACCTTTTCTGCTAGTGCTGCTTGTACTGCTACCTTTTCTGCTAGTGCTGCTTCCTTTTCTGCTTCCTGTTCTGCTACATGTTGTGCTAGTGCTGCTTTTTCTTTCTCTTCCTTTTTCCTTCTAGCATCCTCCCTTGCTGTCCATATTTCTACTCCAAGTCCTAAATTGGTAATATTAGTCTCATTAACACCAACTTTTTTCTCAAGCCCAAGAAGACGCACCAAGGTTTTCCTTTGCATTCCAAAGGACTTACTTAGTGTCTTGTGTATACTTTCTAGTTTAGCAGATGTATCTTTCTCAAGTTTATCAACCTTTCCCCCTGCATCCTGAAGACCAGAAACTTTACTCGCTAGTTTATAGTGAGGATCATGCTTTGCTCTTAAAGCATCTATCATATTGGGTTTAGTACTTGGCATTAGCCTTTTCTTGGTTGCGTTTTAATTCCTCTTCTTCGAGGTGCAATCTTAAAAGTCCGACATAAATGTCTCGCTCCCAAGGCATCATATTCTCAATTTCCGTTAATGAATATTTATGGTACTGCATCAAGGCAAAATTGAGACGGAAGTAATTCTCAAGGTCCATATGGACCATGCCTAAGCGAAAAAAGATGCTAATCCCTCCAATACCACATCACTCTCAACTTTTGTCTTTGGATTAGTTACTTTAATAACATGGGATAATTTAGGCATTGTCTCAAAGAAAGTCTCAATTAACTTAAATTGACCAGAGTTCATTTGCTCTAAGAAATCATTAACTTCTTTCTTAGTACAATCAGCAGTTGCCCAAACCTCTTCTTCAGTATAAATTTTATCAATACAAGAGGCAACTAATTGGAATGATTGATCCATTTGATTCTTTTCATTAAAATCAAAGTTATTCTTAATGAATTGATCTAAGGATGGATACTTCATTTCCATCATCAAATTTTCATCCAACTTAATCTGTTTGTTATGCTCTTCACTCTTCTGAACCTGAATATCATCTAAATTAATATCCACAGTTACTTGGGTTTTCTCATCATCAGGACAAACAATATTAACCTCTAATTCTTCTCCAACAGACTTACCACGAATGTTGAGGAATAAAAACTCAATATCAAAAGTAGGAAGTTGTTCTACTTTAATTCCTTTTGTAAGAACACAATTCTTTAATACAGATTTAATAGCAGTAGTAATCTGCTTATTATCTTCGCTTTCTAAAGCAAGTACTAATAGTTTTTCTTCTTTTACTAAAAAAGGTCTAAACTGAATTGTCTCGTCTGTTGATGGTAAAACCAATTCATAGGTTGGCGTAGCAATCTTTGGTAATGGCATAATATCCTATAAAAATTTCAGTGCGTATATTTATATATAAGGGTTTTTGAGATTATCTACCGAAATAATCTATAACATTCTGAGCTGCCTGTGAAGATACATTTAAACCAGTGGCATCATTGAGAATACCGATACCCAAATCAAGCCAAGGATTAACACCACTACTTCCTGCTCCATTATTAACTGGTGGTCTAGTTGCTTGTGAAGAAATAGTTCCAGCATCCAATCCAACCAACACATATCTAAGATATGTCATTGACACCGTACACTTTAAAAGATTAGAACCATCATATGAAACTGGCATAGAATTCATTGCCTTTGGCCATGCTTTAACAAATTGATACTGTAATTGTCCACTATGACTTTCCCAATAACTCTTCTCAAA